TTGAGACGGTGAGCGGCTGATGGCCACTGTGATCGTGGACTACACGAGCAAGGACTACGACGGCTTCCGCACGTCGCTGCTCGACTACGCCACCACCGCGTACCCCGAGTGGACCCCGGGCAGCGTCGCTGACTTCGGCGTGATGATGGTCGAGGCGTTCGCCTACATGGGAGACATCCTCTCCTACTACGGTGACCGGGCAGCGGCCGAGGCCTACATCGGAACGGCCACTAAGCGACAGTCGGTCCTCAACCTAGCCGAGGTGCTCGGATACCTCCCCCGTGGCCGCACCAACTCGTCCGGCACCATCACCTTGACGAACGCGGACACGGCAGACTTTGACGTCGTCGCTGGGACCCAGTTCCTTACTGGGTACAACACCGAGCGCGATGCTCCCATCATCTTCGAGGTAGACACAACCACTACGGTGCCGGGATCCGGCTCCGTTGCAGTGCCAGTATCCGAAGGCGAGACCCGCACTGGAGAGACGGTATCTGTTCTCGGCGTGGATGAGCAGTTGCTTCAGATCGGGACAACCGACGGTACTGAGTACCAAGAGTTCGTACTCCCCGACGTTCCGATCATCGACAGCACCGTGCGTCTGTTCATCGACGTACCCGTAGTGGTGTCCGGTGGAGACATCGTAGAGGAGTACCGAGTCGAGCCTCGTATCCTTGACGCCACCCCGTACGACAAGTCCTTCGAGTTGAACAAGGACGGCGACGGAGTAGTGGTCGTGAACCTCGGAGACGGCATCAACGGGTTCCTGCCACCGTCAGACCTTCGAGTATGGGCGGCCTACCGCATAGGAGGGGGAGACGAGGGAAACGTCGAGGCTAACTCGATCATCGCCTTCGCCGGACCTGCGGGAGACCTTAGCATCACCTCGTCATCCGAGATGACCGGTGGAACAGAGGAAGAGACCACCGAGCAGATCCGCGTCAACGCTCCGCGCGCTTACCGAACTCAGAACCGCGCCGTCACGTTGCAGGACTTCGAGGACATCGCACTAGGTGTGCAGGGTGTCGGCAAGGCCAACGCTGCTGCCAACAGCGCCACGAGCATCACGATCTGGATCCTCGGGTCGCAGGGTGTCGTGGCCTCGACCGCACTGAAGACCCTGGTCCGACAGACCATCGTCCCTCTCGCAATGGCTGGCTCCGACGTCACCGTTGCGAACGCCTCCCTGGTGCCGATTGACCTGGGCGGGCCGACCACTGGTGACGAAGTAGTCATCGGCGTGAACGAGCGCTACGTGCAGGCCGCCGTCTCCGCTGCCGTGGAGGACATCCTGCTCTCCTACCTCAGCCCGGACAACCGATCGTTCGGAGAGCGCCTCAACGTGTCCTCGCTTTACTCGCTGATCCGCACTGTTCCCGGCGTTGACTACGTCACGATCCCGGTCATGATTCGACAGGACGTCACTCCCACTGTGACTACCGCCGACATCATCCTCAACGAGTGGGAGATTGCGACCGCAGGGAACTTCATCTTTGCCCCTGAGGGCGGAATCGAGTAGGAGATACTGATGGCGTCTTACCCAGGAAGCATCGTCTCGTTCACCACCAAGGTGGACGAGGTAGACCGCGTTCGCGCTGAGCACATAAACTCCGTGCAGTCTGAGATCGAGGCGATACAGACAGCGATCGGTACGACCCCGGGCGTACACGGATCGGTGACCAACGGAGATCTGAACAACCGTCTACTCGACATGGTGTCAACCATCGGTGCATGGACCTCGTGGACACCAACCTGGACCTCAGCAGGCGCCGCACAGCCGGTGAACGGAGACGCCACGAGGAGCGGTGCGTACCTACAGGTAGGCAAGTTGGTCATCGCACGCTTCAAGTTGACGATGCTCCAGACACCAACCACCGACGGGAACTGGCGCTTCTCCTACCCCGTTCCCGCCGCGTCCGCAGTCAACGGAACCGCCATCGGTACCGTGATCGCCAGGGACGCATCGGGCTCTCAGTCGTACGCGTGCATGGCCTACTCCGGAGCGACGTTCTGGAACGCCTCGCTGGGACAGACCCTGAAGATCACCTCGGGTTCGGAGACGCTCAACTTCACGAACGACGCGTCTAAGACCGACACCAACATCCCGTTCGGGGTCACCTACAAGTACGCCCCCGTTGTGTCCACGAGTTGCGGACAGTTGGGTCTCTACTCTCAGTGGGAGGACGTGAGCACCACCGGCTTCGACGGATCACTCATTACGAACGACGGCAACAACACGAACGGAAACAAGACGCTGAAGTGGCGCGCGGTAGGAATGGTGGAGTCGACTGCTGACGACATCACCCCCTTCAACTGGGCCGTAGGCGACACCCTCGGCGGAATCCTCATGTACGAGGCAGCGTGACGTGGCCGTCTATGTAACAGACTTCTACGGACTCTCCTTCTACGGCGGGTCCTCCTTCGGCTCGGGCGGTGGCGGCTCCCCGAGCGTTCTAACCCCGACCCTCGGCATCCGGTCATGTGACATTGTCCAGACTGGGTACGGCACGCTTCGCATTGACGTGACCACCCCAATAGACAAGACCTACACCAACTTCCGGGTCGTGCGAAACACGTACGGCTTCCCGTACCGCGAAGACGACGGCACGATCATCTACGACGAGGTGGGGCCTGTTGACGACTACCTCTCTATCTCCGAGACATCCCTGGAGCAAGGGAAGTACTACTACTACGGCTTCTTCGTGAAGGTCTCCGGAATCTGGTACCTCGCTGGTGCATGCACCGGGCTTACCATCAAGGACTCGGAGTACGAGAACTACCTCTACAACCTCATCCCGCGCGTCTACAAGGCTCCGATGGATGAACTGACTGACACCTCGATCGACTTCGAGAACACCGAACTACACAAGTTCACCAACGTCTTCGCGCTGCACCTAGACCTCGTGCGTACCGAGTACGACCTGCTGCTGTCCGCCAACGACGTGGCCAAGGTCGCGTTCAACCGGCTCGTCGCGCTAGGCCTACAGTTCGGCATCCAGCCGGAGACATCTGCCGCACCCAAACTCCACCGTCTCCGCGTGCGTACCGGCTCGTACCTGTTCCGGCAGCGGGGGACGGCACTGTCACTTCGTAACGCCGTCAACGCCACCCTTGGGTGGGACGTCGTAGTTAGTGACGGACGCAACCGCATGCTCGACGTAGACCAGTCGTCCTTCGCCAACCCGGGCTTCGAGGAGTGGACGTACTACAAGTCCTACCCAGAAGGTGCCGTTGTTACGTACGCCGACATCCTCTACGTCGCTACCGTCGGCAGCACTGGTGGTCTGCCTCCCTCTGGCCTGGTGAACTGGGCCGTCATCGACAAGGAGTCCACCAACCCGTACCTCGGGGAGTGGAACAAGAAGCGCATGTACGAGAAGGGGTCGATGGTCTCGTACGGCGATCCTGTCGTCTACTACCGATACATCAACGCGACAGCGGCGAAGAACAAACTCCCCACGAATGTCACCTACTGGACCGTAGTCACCCCGGACTACCTGACATACGGAAACAAAGACACGGGTGGGTTCTCGACGTGGGAGCCACTGTCTACTGGCTACACGATGACGCAAGACGACGTAAGCGTTCTCATTGGCGACACCGGTCCCCTAACTCCCAGCGACAGCACCCGCAACCTACTTCGTGTGCAGAACAACGGCGGATCCGCCTACCCGATTCGCGTCAGCAGCATCTCTCGCTCGGCCGGTGCCTCCGAGAGATCACGAGGAGACGTATCGAAGTACGGCATCCCAGTTACCGGTGTCCCCCCGTGGCTGGAGAACGCTATCTACAACTTCGAGGAGAAGGTGTCCTACCTCGATCGCACCTACCAATCCCTCGTCAACAACAACACAACGGCTCCGCTAGGGGAAGCAGACTCGTCAATACATTGGGGCGAGGTTCCCGAGGTCGAGCAGTACTTCATCGCTTCTGGTTACACAAAGGCCTTCAACGTGTCGTTCCCAGACGAGGGTCAGTTGTCTGTGGCATGGTTCGACCAGTACGGAAACGAACTTGCCAACACGTATGCGGAGAACCGACTGAACCTAGACCAGTCGTTGTACGACTCGTTCGACGCAAAGTACCGCTACCGTCTAAGCGATCAGGACTATGGGACCCTTTACTTCCCGTGGTCAAACCCAACCGGGGAGTGGGTGGTCTACGACGGGAAGGCAGCCGTTGACGTGACTGCCCCGGGACTTCCCTCACTTCGTAAGGCTCTGATTGACTCATCGTTCACAGCCCTGGCGGATGTGAAGGTAGGAGTAACCTTCCGCTCGGCCACATCGGCAACGGAGCACGGGATCGTATTCCGGTACGCGGACGACAGTAACTACTGGCGTGCCTCTCGCACCGAGTTGGTGAAGACGGTAGCCGGTGTGGAGACGGTAGTTGACTCGTGGACTGCTCTTGAAGACAACGAGCGACTCCTAGTCGAGACGAACGGCACCAGCATCATCGTCAGCAGGTACCTCACTTTGGACGAGACCACTGACCCTGCTGACGAGTTCCTTCCCTACAAACTGGAAGAGTTGGCTAACGT